ATCCTCAGACCGTACCAGTTCTGCAACCTCACAGAAGTCGTTGTCCGTGCTACAGACAATATTGATGATCTGGAACGGAAAGTTCGATTGGCTACAATACTTGGAACTATACAGTCTACATACACCAAGTTCCCTTATCTGCGAAAGGTGTGGCAACGAAATACAGAAGAAGAACGATTGCTCGGTGTGTCTCTCACGGGGATAATGGATAACTCACTCTTGACCACAAAGAATGCGGGTCTGGATAAAACACTAGAAAGGTTAAAAGATGTTGCTGTTTCTACTAATAATGAATGGTCTGAGCGCCTCGGTATCCCTGTTGCTGCTGCTATCACTTGTGTCAAACCTAGTGGCACTGTCTCCCAACTTGTTGACTCTGCTAGTGGGATACACGCTCGTCACAGCCCTTATTACATTCGTACTGTCCGTGGCGACAATAAAGATCCGTTAACACAGTTCATGAAGGATCAGGGTATCCCTAGTGAACCAGATGTGTTTAAGCCAGATCAAACGACAGTGTTCTCGTTCCCAATTAAGGCACCAGACAAAGCTGTAGTTACATCTGACTTAAGTGCTATTGACCAGTTGGAGATGTGGCTGATGTATCAACGTCATTGGTGTGAGCATAAGCCATCCGTGACAATTAACGTCAAGGCTAACGAGTGGTTTGAGGTAGGTGCATTTGTGTATGAACATTTTGATGAAATGTCTGGTGTATCATTCCTGCCCTATAACGAACATACTTATCAACAGGCACCATATCAAGAGGTTGGTAAGTCAGAATACGAAGAGCTTCTATCGTTCATGCCAAAGTCTATTGATTGGTCTAAGCTGTCAGAGTATGAGAAAGAAGACAACACATCAGGTAGCCAAACACTTGCGTGTTCTGGGGACTCATGCGAAATCGTAGACCTAACGTAGGCTCTCAAAAGTCGCCCTGTGTAAAGGTTTGTCGTATTGATGACGATGGCTTTTGCATAGGGTGCAAGAGAACTCTTGAAGAGATACGAGATTGGATGATAATGTCTGATTATGAACAGGGTAAATTATTACACGAGTTGAAGTGGAGACAACATGTGGATAGTAATAACTAGGGATCAGTGCAACTTCTGTGACACTGCTAAGGCACTACTAAAAGGAAAGGGATACTCTTATACAGAATACAATGTACAATCACCAAGTAGTAAATGGTTACTTTCCTTACTAAAGCAAGCTGATATAAAGACGGTGCCACAAGTATTTAATCCAGAGGGTAAATATGTTGGTGGTTACACAGAGCTAAAGACCTTAATCTTGGATCAACAACCAAAAGAGTTCTAATGGAAGATTTCCCAGAGAAACCCACAAGAAGTAGACGTAAAACAAACTATAAGGGGGCTAATGCCAAGGCAACGTCTGGTTTAACCCCCAAGACGGACAAACAGAAAGAGCTACTAGATGCACTCAAGAGTTATCAGCAAGTCTTTATCCTTGGTCCTGCAGGGACAGGTAAAACCTACGTTACAGCAACCTATGCTGCAGACCTATACACCACCAAGGAAATAGACAAGATCGTCATCACAAGACCTCATGTGGCTGTCGGTAAAGAGTTAGGGTTCCTCAAGGGTGATCTAGAAGAAAAGACTAAACCTTGGGCATTACCTGTTATAGATGTATTGGAGAAACACCTTGGCAAGGGGGCAGTGGAAACAGGAATCAAGAATGGCAACATTGAAATGGCACCTCTGGCACTTATGCGTGGGCGTAGCTTCGATAATGCCTTCATAATTGTCGATGAAACACAGAACATCACAACGCATGAACTTAAGATGCTCTTGACCCGTGTAGGGGAAGGGACGACAATCGTACTCAATGGTGATATCCAACAGTCAGATCTAAAGGAAGCTGATGGTCTGTCTAAGGTAATTCACTTAGCAAAGAAACATATGTTGCCTGTACCAATCATTGAGTTTGGTGTAGATGACATTATCAGATCTGACATATGTGCTATGTGGGTCAAGATATTTATGAAAGAGGGACTATGACAGATAATGTAAATCAACCTGCACACTACGGACAAGGTGCTATTGAATGTATTGAGTACATCAAAGACTTTCTTAACGACGAGGAATTGATTGGGTACTACCGAGGGAATGTAGCAAAATACCTACACCGATGGCGTTACAAGAATGGTGTAGAGGATCTCAAGAAGGCCCGATGGTATTTAGAAGCACTAATCCAACAACAATCACGAAAGTAGATACATGACCCTATATGAAGGAATAATACTACTTAACTTATCTATTACGGGTTTCTTAGCTTACAAGTATGGACAATTAAAATCTGAGATAGAGGTGTTGTATGAGGGCGTAGCTATGACAATGGCCCACACTGGTATGACACAGGCTGAAGAAGATTAGACGCAGTGTATTAGCACAAACACAAAAAGACCCCTGAGTCCACTTAAGGATTCAGGGGTTTAGTTTATTTAGAGTATGGTTATTATTGTTTACGTCTAAACAGAGACATTATACCTCTGCCTATCTCTGAGGGACTAGGAGCAAGCCACCCAAGTATCAATAATATTAATAGTAAAGGATCTATCTCAGAAATGTTTGTAGTGCTGTTATCTTGCTCTATGCTCTCTACAGGGCCTTCTGGATTAAGCACAGGTCTTACACTACGGTCAACATTTGTTGTCACACCTTGGTAGTTTTCTTTACCAACTTGAGTATTAGCAGCAACATTAGGACCACCCCCGCCCAATAGAAATGAGGGTATCTGACTACAACTACTTATCAGGGTTATTAGTAGTATGGTTGACAGTACTCGTATTTTTACCATTTACGTATATCCCAAAGAAACCTGCACCTGCCCCAACAATAACAGATACAAAACCTGCTTGTGCATTGGTAGGATCTGGTAAAGCCATAAACCATGTTGTCGTCTTATAGAATGCAAACCCATACAATGTTATAATCATGCGTGGCCATATGCGCCACTTATCCAACCACTCTGGTGTTATAGACATTTTCAGCTATCCTTCTATTTGTAGTAATAATAAGTATCTTACCGTTCTTATCATAAACGTAATACTTATTACCAATCTTTTCCATTACTTTGTACTAATCCATATAAAGAATGCTAAAGCACCTACACCAGATAACAGAAGTAAGATTGATATAGCCCAAGTAATAATAGCCTCTTGGATCTCAGCCTTACGGTACTCGTGATCTCTCTTTTGTTTACGGATCTTAGCTTCAGTCCGTACCAGTTCTTCCCAAGCGGGTGGACCATATACAAAGCTGATGTGTTGTCTTAGTTCCTCACGCATAGCATCTGCCTTACGCTTGGCATTCCAAACCTCTAGAGCTTCTGCCTCTACAGAACCACCAAGAGATTTCCACCACGGTGGGTTGTTTACCCTTTTCTCAGCTTGACCTAAGTCTGACATGGCACTAGCCCATTGGGATAATTGACCATGCATATCTTGTAGATCACGACCTACCTGAATACCCTTTTTGATAGCATTAAATGCTACAGTGGCACCAGAGATAATTGTAATAGGGTCCATTATCTTTCTCGCAGCGCATGTTCTATACTGTCGAGCTTGTTAAAGATTGCTTTAATGGTTTCTTTCATCTCTTTCATTTCCCTGTCGTAGGAAACTCTAGAGCTTTCTAGTTGAGATTTAAGTACAGCTATTTCCGTTTCATGTTTATTGGCTCTAGAAAATAGATGCCACACTACGATTATGACAGGTGCTACTAACCACTGCATTATAATGTCTATCATCTCGTACATACTTATACTAACTCAAAATGTGGTGCATCAATAAAGGGACGTTTCCCTTGGCTACGACGAAGGTCTATATACTCATTCATTAGATCTTCTGCTGTACCATTCCAATCATTCAAGTTCTTGTGCCATGCAGCACCCCAGCGAAGGGTCACACCTAATTCCTTAGCAGCTTTAAGCATTGCATCAGCTATCTCGTCGTATAAGTTTAATTGCCAACGGATACCATCACAGTATGCTGCTAAATCTACAGCATTACCCTCAAGATGCTTTGACTTCATAGTCTGAGATGCACCTTTAGCTACAAGAGCCTCTTGTTCTTTGACAGTTCGTAGACCACAAATCACAGAGAAGTCCTGCTTAGATAGTTCAATAGCACGAGAAACAACCGCCACTAAGTCTGGGTTTACACCCTCTAGTTTCTGTAAACTACGTGTTCCTAATTGATATCCCATAATCTACCCCTTAGTATTTAATGCAGTATAGCATTGCAATGTTTCTTGGTCTTGTTTCATTACCACCAGTGGCACCTGTATTTTGACTATAGCCAGACCCTACGTTTAGTCCTGTATAAGCGTCCCAACCAGTCCGTGCGAATGTCATTGAGTGAGTGTGCGATTTAAATTCATCAAGCTGGAATGAACCGAAGGTACGACCACTGTCTATACCACGACCAGCATCCCAACCACGAATAAATTCACCACGAAGGTCTGGTAAGTTAAATGTAGTTGACCCATCACCAGAGCCGTATGTTGTGCCTATAGCAGAATACAATCCTGAATAAGTAGAACGGGAAACTGCTGTACCATCACAACTTAACCAACCTGTTGGTGCTGAACTCATGGCAAAGACTTGAACTGCACCTGCAGGTAATACGGAAGCAGAGGGGCTAAAAGTGCCAGATGCCTCACTGACAGTGCCTAAAATAATCCAAGCACTATCTGCCTCATTACGTTTCTTAATTTGATCATTAGCAGTATCGTACCACAACATATTAGCATAGGTGGTGGTAGGTGCGCTGGTTCCACTTGAAAGTGAAGCTAAAGCCTTTAGTGCATTGTTAATGTCGGTACGAGCATTAGATGCTGTCTGGTTTGCAATATCGAAATCGTGTTGACTCATGTTATCCTCTTAGTATTCTACATCTACACTTAGGGTCAGGATAGCGGGAGTATAGTTAGTGTTATCGCTTTCCAGAGCTGCCTTAAACTTAAAGGCACGACCAGTATAATAAGATCCGTTAGCAAGTTCCCAACCATTCCAAGTAGGAGTACCTGCTGGATCATCGTTAGTAGTGGCGACATAAACTGTTACACCTACGTCACCCCAGTTGGCTGTTTCAGTAGTCCAATCATCCCAGTTATCTGGCCAAGTATCCCAATTCTGAGGGATAGCATCCCATAACAAAGTACCATTGTCATATCTACGCTCGAAGGTTCTAAACCCTGTCACACGAGCATTACGACTGCTTCCAGTATCAATGTAGTTACTAAAGAAATACTCACCAGTTGGGCTTGCAGCACTTGTGTCATCAATCTCTACAGAACTAGAGACAACAACAGTATTGCTTGTAGTACCAGCGAAAGTTGGGTCTTCTGTTTGAGTGTCTGTAGTGCCTAGTTGAGGCAAGTCAGATGGAAGAACGACAACAGTAGTTACATTCTCACTGTAGTTATCTTCTTTGTCATAAGCCCTGATAAGATATGTACCACTACGTGCAGGTAATGCTGCAGTTGTAGCTGGACGTGGGATTTTCTCAATAACAGTAGTAGAGTTGCCCCAAGTAGCACCTGTAGCCTCTGAGTTATGCTTAACGACATAGTGAGACAAGTCAGGATCAGGTATAGGTGGCCAACTTAAGAACAAAGTACCACCAGACAGTTCCACAGATAGGGAACTTACATCTGAGGGGTCACCAATGAAAGCATTGATCTCTTGGTCTATAAGATTTTCCCATTCACCCTTCACGCCAAAGATATTGATTGACCTAGCCCTAAAGTCGTATGTACTCGTCTCAAGGTCTACAGCTTCAAATACACCTACAGGGCCAGTACCTACAGCCTTCCAAACTGTATCTGAGGACTTCTTAAATTCTACCTCAACCCTACTGATGAAAACGTCAGAGGTTGCTGACACAGTAATACGAGCAATGTTAGAAACCTTCTGGTTGGTAACCTGTGCAATAGCTTCCACAGCAACACCAACAGGAGTAGTAGTAAATGGTGAAGGGAGAGTTGTGTTGTCCCTTTCATACACAGCACCATCTGCAATATCGTCAAAGACACTCTCAGAGATTTCCCGTAGGGTCATATGAACCTGAAGGTCATTATTGTCTGTAAGACCAAAAGTCCACAACACAACCTCAAATTCTTTATTAGTCCAACCAAATCGACTATTAGTAAGACGGATATTATCCCCAACTTGTACTTGGAAGGCCCTCATGCCAAAGGAAGCCATAACCGTAAGTTGTTGACGATTACGTTCCAAATAAATATTAGCAATACGTCTTGCCATATTTACGTCAGATGTAAACGACAAGTTCAAGTCTGTGGCTAGTTCTTGGTTATTATCTGCAGTAAGAAAAGCAGCATTAGTAACTGGTGGAAAGTCTGTTACTTGCCAGTTAGAATCTTCACCTTTCCAAACACCATTAATAGTATTAAAGTTATCACGACGAGAATGACGAGTAGCTACAGAGATAGAACTACGCAGATCATCTTCTGTGAAATCAGCTACAGTGCTAGTCCAATATGCAGCTTTAGTGCGCCACTTACCTTGAGCATACCAAGCAAGACCACCCATAGCACTTAGCAGGTTTTGCATAAGATCGTGAGGGGCGGCTGCAGTAGTAAAGCTACCATTAAGGGTATACCTAACAGAGCCACTCAGTGTTGGGTAGTTGTAATAGTCACAGACATTAGCTGCAGTGATAAACAAAGTATCATCAAGGTTATCGGTAGATTCTCCAAGACCATATGTCGTACTTGTAATATAATCTCTTAGGCAGAGGGCAGGATTATCTGACCAAGCTGTAGTATCAGACCTTGGGTCATAAACCCTCTTACCCTTAATTACAGCAAGAACTTCTGGTACACCATTCGGAAATACGTCTTGATTAAATTGTAGCTGAATATAAAGGTAAGCAATACCACGAAGCCTGTGTGCAGTAGTCCACTCAGGTACAGCAGCCACGAGAGTTGAATCTGCTAATTGATCAGGGTCACCTAAATGTTTCTTAATGGTAACATAGCCATTATAACGACTAGGACTGGTTACATTCCCACTACCGTCAAGAGTTACAAGCTCCTCATTAAGATATATTTGGTCAAAAGAGTCAATCTCATGCCCAGTAAAGGCCAGTACCCTGTGTAGAGTTTCATTAGAACCACCAGTAGTAGCATCGAATACACGTACCCCAGCTACTTTAGTTTTACCATATACAATCTGATGATCAGCAACAGAACTTGTAGTCGTTACATTGTAACCAGTTTGTGCTGCAGTAGGAGCTTGTATAGATGGTTTAGGTGTAAGAGCATTAATAGCGGCCCCCATAGCCGTAGTGACTAAGAAATATGTGAGGGCTGAACTTACAGCTATTGTACCTACAGCAACACCTACAGCAGTACTTACTAATGCCATGCCAGCAGAAATAGCCATTCTTAATCACCTATATATTTAGAGTAGACACGTTCTATGAGATTAAACCCCATGTATTCCATCAGACTGTCAAAAGGTTTATGAACCTTAGTGTTTATGCTTAATACAGATACACCATCTTTTTTAAGACACTTCTCTGCAAACTTTATCAGTTTAAGACCAGTCCTACCTTTACGATGTTCTTTACTTAGATATAGTATATCATTAACTGCAAACACATGATCCTTGTAATGTAGGTTACTACCCGTAATAACGACAAAGTAACCAACTAATTCTTCTTTAACCCTAGCAGTGAAAATCTTAAGTTTATCAGAGTTCTCTAAAGTATGATAAGCATCCCAATCAGGATTTAACTTAATCAATTCTTTATTTAAGGCTATCTCTTCCCAATGCAGTCGTATAAGTTCTTGACAATCTTTTTTACAAGTATCTAAGAACTCTTGCTGGTAAGTGATCATAGGTTAATCCACTATACGGTTTCTAGCATCTTCTCTCTTCTGAGAGATCTCTTCTGGGATAGGTACACCCTTCTCTAACCAACGAGTCACATACCAATCAGTAGAAGCAAGATAAGCCCTAGCCTTCATATTGATTACAACTTGTTCATTCGTCATGGCCCAACTTTCCCCCAGAACAATTCTTTAGTCTGTAAGTCTTCTACAAACTCAAGTCCTTTGTCGTTAGGATAAAGATATTTCTGATAAGCATTAGTAAATCTAGCAGTACGAGGACGTTCAAGATCAATCAACTTATTCTCAATGGTAAGCTGCACAGTAGAACTATTCTCAGCTTCCTCAATATTCATCTGATCCATATAACCAGCAAATATCTCAGTCAGGTCAGTCTTACGATCTTCAAGAAGTATTTTACTACCATCCTCAAATAGGATATAAGCAGCATTCTCTTGTAGTAATATCCCACGAGAGAAAGTACCAAAGTAAATCTTGGCCTGACGACCCTGATAAGGCTCACTGATGGCCAGTGAGAGAACTTCTGGGGGTATCCCACTAAGAGTAACTGTAGCCCCCTTAGCAGCGATCTCTGAGGTTTCCTCAATAACGTCGATCTGCAGTAGATTACCAGTACCAAACCACGACAAACCTTGATAGACGAGTGTACCAAGCCCTGTCCACATGCGTAATACTTCATCACCATCAAATAGTAACTCAATCGCAAAGAATGGATAAACGACATCATCCTCTAATACGTCTAATACAGCACTGGACAGGTCTCTTGACATAGCTCTTATTGATCCTCTTTAGGTGCTTCCAATGATGATGCCAACATGTTTACAAAAGCATCACGACCAACTTGTAGCTGATCTAAGTTAAACCGTGCATTAGATAGCTTACGGTCTAAGTCTTGAATGTGATTTAGCATAACCTTTTGGGCATCACTAAAATCATCAATAAAGTATTCTTTGTCGTTAATTGTGATTGGGGTTTTTTCATCTTTAGCCATCACAAGTCTCCTTTGGGTCGGGGTTACTCGTTAGCTGCAATAGCAGCGTTTGCAGCGGTCATATCTTCTGTCGTCCAGAAGTCTTTGGCCACCATGATTTTCAGATGCTCGACGTTGCGTGATACAGTGTCAGCCCATTCAGCATCGTCCATGCCCTCTGGTTGCCCTGCGTTTAGCAAGTCAACAGAGTGACCCATTGCGACATAATGTTGCTGTATTTCTTCTACTGTCGGTGTGTCTGTCATGTTCTTTCTCCTTTATAGACAAAACTACCATAATGCTGCTGCCTAGCTTGTTCTGCTATAACAGCGGCGGCTTCAAGATCGTCATAGT